TGTTTGATGAGTGGGAGAAAGGTCAGAACCTATTCACCTATGGGTGTGCTGGTACAGGTAAGACATTCATTGCATTGTATCTTGCACTTCGAGACATACTATCAGATAACAATCCATTTCAGAAATTATATATTGTTAGGTCTCTAGTATCTACAAGAGAGATTGGTTTCCTACCTGGTGACCATGATGATAAGGCATTACTATATCAGATACCATACAAGAACATGGTAAGACATATGTTTAAGATGCCTGATGATGCAGCGTTTGATATGCTGTATGAAAACCTCAAGCATCAAGAAACTATATCTTTCTGGTCTACCTCATTCATACGTGGTACTACACTAGACAATGCTATTGTATTGGTTGATGAGTCACAGAACTTGAATTTTCATGAGTTAGATAGTATAATAACAAGAGTAGGACAAGACTCAAGGATTGTATTTGCTGGTGATGTCTTTCAGACTGATCTAATCAGACAGAATGAGAAGAATGGTATCTTAGATTTCCAACGTATCCTTGAGGCAATGGATGAGTTCTCTTCCGTTGAGTTTGGTGTCGAGGACATCATTAGGTCAGGTCTTGTTAAGTCTTATCTTATCAGTAAAATAAATTCAGGACAGAATTGATGGATACTTTAGATATCTTTCCAGTAAATATATTTACATTTGACTGGGATGGTGATCTTGATGATATTCTAGAGAGATGTATAATAAATCAAAAAGATCTTGGTGGTTCTTTTTCTGCTACAGAATCTAGTGACTTATCACAATCATACCCAACTGCATTAAGATTATTTCCTGAGCTGAAAGAATTTATAGATGATTGTTTATCTCAGGTGAAAGACTATTATGACTTACAGTGTGATGGTCTTAAGATTGCATCTTCTTGGGTTAATAGGTATAGAAATCAAGGTGTATTACCTTGGCATTTACATCCTATGAGTGCCTTTAGTGGTACTTTTGCTGTTAATGATTCAGGTCTCTTATCTTTTAAAGATCCTGTACAGTTTAGAATGTTTGAGTCTACCATGCCTCTGTCTAATCAAGCTAAACAGTATGATGTTCCGACTAAGCCTGGTCAATGTATTATATTTCCTTGGTGGATGGAACATGGAGCACTGAATTTAGAACCTGTTGATAGATGGTCAATATCATTTAACTCTATGCCTTATGGTAAGGTTAATATGGGTTCAATAAAACCTATGCAAGACAATGTTCCAAAGG